GAGAAATCGCAAAAAGTAGTATTAAAATATCGTAAATGTATATAAATATAAAAAATGCAACATAAAACGTGCGTTACCTAAACCTCTACTGGGTAGTGAGATAAGATAGCGGGGGCGTGCAGGAAACAGAAGACGTTGAAATCTTCTCCTGCCGCCGTGAACACTCGTGCAGTCATGTACGAAGAGTCCACGGTGTCACCAAGTTCACTAGTGATAACAGTATTCATGAAATACCGATCATCACCAATGTTATTGATGCCCACCCGGGGATTGAAGGCTCGGTAGGAAGAGACGAAAGGAAACTCCACATCGAGGGGCGAGGACGTATGTTCGCCTATGGAAACCACCTGGAGGCCCTCGTCTCCAATGGTAGCGCGGCTGAGATTTCGCGCGGTGCCACACTCGTTCGCAAAACCGGGTGTCAAAGCGTCTGACCTCCTGTACGACTTGCGCCTATTGGTCCCACCGAAATCAGTCTCGGAACCAAAGTACCGTGACACGGAACCAGTGGCAGAACCGATATCCAGGCCGTTTTTACACGACACGAATACCTTCCACCTAACGGAACCGCGACACAGAGCGAAGGCTTGAGAGAGATAACTTCGGAAGGACCAAGACGTATAGTTAACAGGGAGGCCGCTTTCGTTCACGTCAAGTGCTTCAGCAGAAGAACCAACGTATCCCGGAACCGGTAACACGACCGGCAACAGCACCTCAAGGACACGCCCGGGACCCTCCGTACTCTGCGTCCTAGCCTGGAAGGCATACTCCTGAGAGTAGCGCTTCCACAACTGGCGAAAGGACGCAACGGCATCACCACACGCGACGTCGTACCCAACAGGGGTGTACGGAATGGCCTCAGTATCCGAGATGACAACCGACGATCGGTCGTTTGGGTCACGGGGCATGCGAGGGCCATAACCAGAGAAATTCTCGGCGTGGACATCGAGTAACACCGAAACCGGGGCCGCGTCAATGGGGGCTGTCAGAGGGTTCAACACCTCGCACACGATGACACCATTGCACACCTCACGAGAGATGAGCGCCGCGCGCAGAATGAACGCAATAGAGTTGCTGTACGTGTTCGTCATAAATGACGACTCCGTGCGAGCAGCATCCCGGACATTCTGCCACGGTACCCGAATAACCGCGCTAGATTCTTCCGCCAAATTAATGATGGTAGAATTAGCAAGATTATACTCAGGTGAACCAGTGCTAGTGGGGCTCGGGTCGTACCACACGCGTAGGCGACCTTTATGGTATGGTGATGCAACCACGGTAAACGTATAAACCATGTCACACTTCCAATGCGTAAAGACCGACGCCGCGAGAGCGGCAGGCGTCTGGCAGGAGTGGTCCGTCGAATCAAAGCCTAGACCTTTGCTATACGTCGAGACAGACTGCTGCTGAGGGGTCACGAATGAACCGAGCAACATATGCCCGCGCGCATTACCAGTGTCCCACGTCGCATCTTCTATAAACGACGAACGACCAGCAATCGCATTGACTAGGAGGGGATCTTCGGTGGTAGCACCCACATCGACACCGTCCAATTGCGCTTCAGAATTTGCAGAGAGCGCCAAGCGCTCTGAGGAGTCCGGAAGATCGTAATTAGCGAGTTGAAATGGGATGCTACGAACAGAAGATGGTGGGTCAAGTGTCAGTGGGCGAGAGAAACCAAGCATAGCAATGCCATTCATCACCGTTGGCACCCACTCAGCGGCCATTTTAGTGGCGAGAGCACCAGCCTTGATGACATTTGCTGTCTTCTCAGCGGCGCCCTTGAGCGAGAAACCTTGGGCAATAGCGGTAGGCACGTCCAATACCAGGTCTTCCATACACGCAAACACCTCTATACTAACTGGGTTCGTACCTCCATTAGCATGTTGGAGCGTGGTAAGACCGATCACCGACAATGATCCAATATCGTTGTAAGGGCCATATGCTAGCTCTATTCCCGGACGGAAATGTAGGTACGGACACTTGATACTGACGGTATGATCGTAACACGGTTGGAATCTAATGCCGGTCAGTTGAGACTCGACGATTTTGAGATTCGTAGCGGAGCTGGATGACTCATCTGCGACAGCAAGATTATATTGTGGATCTTGTGCTTGGGTGAGGCCTGGGTGCGGCCTATACGTTGCCATCGCCGCTCCATAATGAAACGGGGTGGCGCTGATATTAAGGCGTACACAAAGGTTGCCACGCAAACGCGAGAAATATTTAATCTTCTCTGCGACCGATGGTTTTGATAGGAATAAGTCCCACGGGTCGATCCTGTAAAAAGGAGTCGCACCCACAGTCCACGTATATGAACCTATGAGAACCTCACGCGATAAAAATCGCGAGATCTCACTGGTATCATTAACGACGGGCATGGAACCCATATCAAAATTCCCAACGGGCTGCACAGTTTCTTGAGTCATAATATCATCCATAGCAGCGATTTTAGTATCTTCGACCATAGAAATAACGTTGTCTCCTTTTGATTCTTCCATAGTGTTTTTAAAAAGTAGTGGAAAACCACCAACCGAACTAGTGTTAAACTAGCAAAAATAAAAATAAATAGGATAAAATAAAAAGTGAAACGCAATATGCAATATACAACACCAAGGCAATCTAAAAATCAGACTGCCACCACACTTCCGGTTCCCACGATTCGGTCGTTTTCTCGGCGTCCATGTAGCCACGAGTGATCATGTCGAAAGTGGGAAGCATGTTCTCGCTCTCCACCGAGATACACTCGTCGCCGCTCAGCGCGCCGAGAAGGCCGAGACGAAGACGATCGAAATCATCTTCCGCCTCTTCCACCGCTGCACGCACGTAGAACAAGCGCAACGCAGACTCAGCAGTGTTGCGTCGTGCTTCGAAGTCCGAATTACGCTCAAAGGTAAGACACTTGCGCACAGAATCATTGCTGATCATGCCCACATGTCTCTCCAGCGATGGTAAAAAGACATCTTCACACTTAAGGAACGTCACATGGCCCCTCGCGTAATACGTGGGGAACTCACCAGATTCCTTGTCTATCGGACCGAACTTCATGCCAAACGTCATGGCGGCCGCACGCACGTGGTGATTATTCATCGGGGCAACCGTGATGTCTCCATCACGGAAAGCTCCCAAGACATCATCCCCGTACGTTATAAGGCGCACATGATCTTTGAAATTAGGCACGACGACCGAACCGTCTTCGGACGCAAAACCGGGGTTCAACGTGTAGAATGCGATGCGATGCACGAGACTATTAACTATCGAGTTAATCCACGTAGTTATGGCGACGCCTGACGGGTTGGTACCGTTGACACGATAGACCGCACCGAGTAATATATACACAGGGCTAGTCATATTCATGCCGATACCTGACATCTGACGCAAAATTCTCTCGTCCCAACCTTGTTGAGTTGCTAGACAATGAATGATGTCGTAGGCGTGCCCGATCAAGCGACCATGAATAGAATTGTCGTAGTTAGAGTAATCACCTGCAAGCCTATAATTCTCATTATAAGCGTCCAAGTGCTCCATCATGTTATGCCAATCTTTCGAGAGACAATCCATACCTACGGCACATTCCGAACCAAACCTGTCCTTCTTCATAACAGAAAGAAACGGTGCGTAGAACTGGCGGATGAGTATATTCCAGCTCATCATACCAACAAAAAACACTCGGATCTTCTCTTTAGAAGAAGAAACAGGTTCGTCCTTGAGCGCTGCCCGAAAAATGGCCAAGTCAATCTCACCAGCCAAGAGTCGCTCGCGCAAATCTTCTATTTGGGCCAACAACTCCGGACCGGGGTAATAATTAACCTGGCGTCCTGGGACTTCGGCGTCCTCATCGGTGGGGTGATACAGAACACAATCCGGATCGGCACAACCTCCTCTCACACAAGCCTCAGTGAAAAAAGACAATTTCTTGCCCTTAAACCCGAAACCCGGGGAGGTGTCCATCGGATATGCTTTGATATCGTCCTTGCCGTTTATGGCCTCGTATAAGGTGAGCGGACGAACACCCCCAGAAGGGGGTTCACTCCACGCTACCACACCGCACAACTGGCTCTTAAGGTCCTCAACAGCCAAAATTTCGGCTGGGGAGACCGGAACCACGATGCGCTCCATACGACGGACTACACGCGAAAAGTGTTCATAGCTTTTCGGGTCGGGCGGCGTCTTATGCGCTATCGGACCAAAAATCTCCGACACAACTGGTAGGTCGCAAAATGGGGACTTCTTAAGCCGTGAGTGGAACGTATTCTTAGAAGCAACGTTTGTGCCCACGGCGTTGGTGATCACACCAAGAGGTACGGTACCAGGCACGTCTGTAGGTAACTCGACGTGTGTACGTTGGGCCGAAAGGCGCATCTCGGCATTGAACCCGAAAAGCGGTCGAGCACTTTGGTGCTCCACACCTGTAAGCTTCGCGATTGCAGTCTCAACAATGAGATCCGTTATCGGAGCCATAGCAAGTGCGTAAGTCTCACCCCTGCGTGCCACGCGACCAGCGAGTATACCAGCGAAATAAGATCCACCAGTGGAACCCTGCTCGGTCTTAACAAAATAAGGGGAACCACAATCCCCACGCTCCGTCTTCTTCGCGGAGTGCGTACCGATCATCTTCAGAGGACCGGGGGCACCATCAAACATACATGTTATGAGTTGAGGCGAGGAATAAGTCTGAGCGCGAATCATCGACAGCTGACCCCGAGGATCAGTGAGATTTTTCTTACAGTCAAAAGGAGCGCGCAAAATGTGCAACGCAGAATCACGAATCGGCATTGTCTGCCCACGGCCCATGGCAAAAAGCCATGAATGGGGGAGGACGTACCTAGTGAGATCAACCTCTGGGGGACCATGTAGTCTCATGAAAACAAGGTCACTCTGCTCGTAACCCGGGAACCACAAACAACTGTAGGGAACAGTGTGTGTTTGCGGTTGCCCTTTGCGACGCGTGAGAACGATCCTAAATTCACCTGCTTCTTTCGCAGCCGCCAAAATTGGCTTGAACGTGTGGTAATTACCAACGTAAAAGTTCGTCTTCAAGGGCGTCAGGACAGCGATCGAAACCGATGTACCGGCGCTCATGACTCCGAAGGCCAAGTTGCGGGAAACGCTAATTGCGAGATTCTCCATCGTCGAGGTGGCCGGAGCTTCAGCAACAGGAGGACCCCCAGGTACAACGTTATCCTTGGTGTTCATAGTGTACTCTACTACGCCGTGTGCTTTGCACGGAAAACGTTCACCCGCGGGGAAAGGCTCCTGTTTAGGTTTCTTTCCCTTATCACGAAGAGCAATCCATGCTATAAACGCGACACTACTAGCAACAGCGGTAGCGCTCACAGCAACGCGACGAGCGGTGCGCTTGGTCGCGACACCGAAACGGTACCACGAATACAAGTGCGCCGCGGAAGGCACAATACACCATGGGTGGATCCACACACATACCAACATAAAGAAATGTATGGCAAACATGGAATCCACGTGGGGACGCGCGGCGGCAACTAAAGCCCGCAACCATCGCACAAAAGGTTCAAAGAACCACTGTACGTCAGCCACAAACTGTTCGCGCCTTATACGCGCCCTATGAGCATCCTGTTGCGCCGCCAAACTGGCCGCCGCCCGCGCCTCGTGGTAAGCATTTAAGCTACCATAATCACGGCCGTCAACCTCTCGGTCTTGGGCAACTGGACTCTCGTAAAAAGGGACCCCAGGGAAGTATTCTTCCTCCTCCTCTTCGGGAGACGCATCGTCTCCACACACGGCGGGGTCATCGGAAGGAGGCTCATCTGCCTTCTCTTCGACGTACCCGTCATCGCTATCTTCAAGGGGATTGTCACCAAAAATGGGAAAACCTTGTTGTTCTCCGGCTACGGGGCGACGCACAGCGTTAGCCCGACCAGACATGTTCCGCAACTCATCAACGGGATAGTTGATGTGCTCCTGGGCATCCATGGTCCTGGATAGCGACTTCTGCGCAGCGTAATAGGAAACGCTGTCCCGCTCGAGGAACGCAATAAGGTCAAAAATGTCCGGGGTGCGCCCTAAAGCGCGACAGAACACCTTCTTCATCTTATCACTACCAGAACTCGGGATCCAACGGTAGACTTGAAAAGTCCACACGTCGTTCACGAGGTCGGGGTAATCACATTGCGGATTCAGACCCGTCCCACCAGGAACCCTGTATCTAGGGCGCACGGTGGGCTCGATAAACCAGTTGAACCTACGCAGAATCGACACAGGCTCGTTGGAGTACAAATTGGCACCAAGTTTAAGAACATTAGAAGTAGCCACAACCATCCGAGGGTTCCAGAAGATTTTACCCTTACTGGAAAGATCGGCTTGGTTAGTGGGCGTCATAACGTTGTTAATGGTATCAATAACAATTGCGGTTGGGATACTGGCCAATGAAGCACCTTGTGTAGCCTTTTGGTTACACAGGTCATCAAGGACCACCACCCGTTTACTCATGTTGTACCCGGATGCGAACTTATCGGTCGGTTGCTGGGTGTAGATATCATCACTTGACAAGGGTTTACCCCCGTCAGCTTTAATAACCCGGTCAGCGAAAAGTCGTGTTAACACAGACTTTCCGATGCCGGAACCACCCACGATCGCCAACGCATACGGCGCCTCGCGAAATCTCCCGGAAAGGTCGTTCACGACGTCCATATACATAGTGTTGACTTCGTTTATATGCATCGAAACCTCCTTGGGTATGACGCGGTCATTCGCCGCGTCTGTGAAACGCGCGCGAACCGCTGCCAATGCCCGGATAAAACTATCCCGATCTACGAAAACGGTATTGGGATACTGTCCGGCCTTGTGGAGAGGATACGCGGAGCGCACCAACACAAAGTCTTGGAATAGAGACTCCTCTTTCTTGAAAAAAGGAGCCAGAGATTTCGCTGCAATAGCAGCACCAACGGCAGAAATAACCACTGGCACCGCTTTCAAAAGCAACGCAACTGCATCGTCCATCGTCTCACATTTACCAACCCCGGCAACACTTTTAGCGCAAGAGAAAATAAATTTGATGGGAGTGCCACCACTATCTTTCGAATGTGTGATAGTCCAACCAGCAGCGACTAGGAGAACGAGAGCGTTCACAACAGTGCCAGGGGCGATAGTCATGTCCTTGAGTGTGGACAGAAAGTCACCAACCTGTTCAAGCCCAAAACCTTCATGAGTTGCTTGGACCGGATCCTCTTCAGGACCCGGATTGAGCTTCTCATAAAGCTTTTTTGCGCCGTGCGTGGCCAGAAAACTAGCCACGAAAATCGCGACGTCGGGGTTGTCGGCCAGAAGTGTGAACACATCGATCAACATCGTGCGACCATGTGCAGAAGTGGCAACCACGCCCATCGCACGCGAGAACAAATATTCTTTGCGCTTTGAGGGCACCACACACGAGAACGCGTACAGATCACCGCAAATACGGAGAATGGAAGGTCCGTACTCCTTAAGCTGAATCACAAGGGAATCTAAATCCCCCTCAATATGCTTAGATGCGAAAGCGTGAGCAGCGTCCATGAAATGAGCGGGGCCATACTCTCCGAAACCTTGGTGCTCGGCCGGCAATACGACGTCTGACGGTAGCGCCTTCGTATGTGCAAGAGCATGTTGAGCTTCCGCATGGAATATTTTAGACCAATTTGCATTGAGATCACTTTCCAGCGGATACCTATCTAACATGACGTACCTATACGAAAAAACTACCACCGGGCGCACACCCCCGTCCGCAACTATAATACACTGGGTACTGGTCAATCGATACTTGAGTTTTTTAAAAAATCTCTTGCGTTGTCCCTGACCTATATGACCAGCGTAAACAACCGACACGATATCGTAGTGGACATAATCGTCCAAAATATCACGTAAGCTAAGGAGATAACTCTCTTGATCGGCGCGTTTTTTGGCGCGCTCTTCAGTGAGTCCTCCTTGACTGGTAGTCATAGTGCGGCGGAGAGTGGCATGGTAGGCGGCCCAACTAGTCGAAGAACTCTTGCGGAATTTATCCTCGCGAACCGTGACACGACCCGCGGAGTTCGTCGTAGCAAATTTCTTAGGGTCGCGGGGCGTACCCACCTGCACAGAGCGGGTGACATGTGGTTTGGGGACACTAAAGTCCCCGTTACCATCATGTCGCTCGTTCTTGGTGCGCCGATCACCAGACGAGACAATGTCTTCATCAAAACGATCGCCGGAAATTTTCCCGTCGATCATATCTTGACGAATCATCGTCCGCTGTTTGTTTCGGTGGCGGCGATGCGAATCGCGTTGACCATTCTTACGTCCATTGTTAGAGCGCTTGTTGCTACGGTTGTTGTTGAAGACCATGGTGAATTTTGAAAAAGTAGCCGAAGCCAATCGAACAGGTTTTTACACCTGCAAATATTTTGTTTTTAAAAATTTTGAAGATACTTTTAATATTTAAAATTATTATTAGTTTTTAAAATTATTGTAGATAAAATATTATATTAATAACACCAATACAACCCTCCCGGTAAACAGCCCACTGTCGAAACAGTGAGCTACTACGATTCCAATTATCTTAAAAGGAATCGTACAAGTTAACCACATGTGGTTCATCATAAAGATGCTCAGAACTACTTTCTCTGAGTACAGACGGCGTACAACGCCGTGAAAAATGATACTGTATTGTGAC